TGGTTGGAGTTTATATACCAATGGTACAAATAGCTATGCATATCTACCCCATAATGCATCTAGATCGATTGGCACTAGTGATTTTTCAATTGAGTGCTGGGTATATATAGCAAAACAGCCAGCAAATTATACTAGAGTCTGGAGTGTTCAAAGCAACTATGGCTTGGCAAACAACACAGGAGTAGAACTGTCATTTGGTATTGTGGATACACTGATACAAACACTAGTCGATGGTAATAGTTCGGTACAGGCCAGTGCAACATATGATACTACTACCACCAGTGGATCCGGACATGTTCGCAAATGGATACATGTGGTATCATCTAGACAAAATGGATACCTAAGGTTGTTTGTGAATGGAATTTTGCGTGAAGCACAAACCAATTCAACAAATATTAATGGAACATCAAATACAAGTTTTGGAACAAACTCACAATTGGGCGTCGACTTAACTGAAATGTTCATCAGTAATTTTAGAATGTGTGTTGGATCTGTTCCCACAACATATTCTACCACCAGTACAGCCGGTGGTGTCACAATATTCACACCACCCACAAGTGCTTTGACTACCACAAGTCAAGGGGCCACTGCTGGTGATGTAAAATTGATGTTGTTCCAAAACAATAGAATTATTGATAATTCATCAAACAATTTTGCAGTAACCACAGTAAATAATCCTTCGATTCAAAACTTTGGTCCATTTGCTAGTACAACTGCTTATACGCCAAGTCTACATGGTGGTAGTATGTACTTTAATGGCAGTAGTAGTTATCTGTCATCAACAACGACCGCGTTCCAGCACACCGGAAATTTCACTTATGAATGTTGGGTCTATTGGAATGGTACAGTTCCTAGTGACTGGCCTATGATTTTTGATACAAGACCATCAAATACTGCACAAAGTACTTCTATTGCTTGCAATTTAAATCCTACAACTTTTAGACTTAACTTCTATCTTGGGGGAACTGGTTATTACTGGGGATCGACCGCTCTACCGGCAAACATGTGGGTTCATGTAGCAGTGGTGCGTAGCAGCGGCACAGTAAAGATATATCAAAACGGTGTATTGGGCACAGATACTGCGTCGAATTCAAATACATTCTCGGGAGCCACTGGTATACGTATAGGAGCTAACATAGGTAATATGGGTTACTGGCCTGGATATATATCAAACTTTAGAGTAACTAATGCAGCAGTATATACCGCCGCATTTCCACCACCAACAGCTCCAGTAACTGCCATCACTGATACAAGTTTGTTGTTAAATGGAACCAATTCTGGTATTGTTGACAGCACTGGAATGAATGATTTGACAACTGTTGGGAACGCTATTATCAGCACAGCACAAAGCAAGTTTGGTGGTTCAAGCATGTATTTTGATGGATCCACATATTTAACAGTGCCAACAAATCAAAATCTTGCATTTGGTTTGGGGAATTTTACAGTTGAGTTGTGGTATTATTCTACTAATCTCACATATGCTAAGGCTTTAGTTGATTTTAGACCATCTGGTGGTAATGGCGCATATTTTACTTTGTGGGTAACTACTTCTGGACAACCATTTTATTATGCAAATACGGCAAATCAGATAATTGGGGCTGCACCATTATTAAATACTTGGAATCATGTTGCAGTAGTTCGTTTAGGAACAAGTACTAAGATGTATATAAATGGTGTTGTTCAATCAACCATATATAATGATAGTACTACATATTTGTCACCAACTGACAGGCCGTTTATTGGTAGTGATAGCAATAATTTGTCCAATCCCAATAGCAATTTTATCGGTTATATTGATGACCTGCGTATCACCAAAGGTGTGGCTCGTTATACAAGTAGTTTTAGAAACTTTATCCCATCAACCGCAGTATTGACTCAAACAAGTCAAGGTGCCACAGAATCAACAACCAGCTTGTTGTTGACTGCACAAAATAGCAATTTAATTGACAGCACAATTAAAAATAACTTTACCATTGTTGGTAATGTAACATCCAGCACATCAACAGTAAAAGCTGGTGCTACCAGTATGTATTTTGATGGTTCAAGCTATGCATTTGTAAATGGTCAACCAAATCACTTCTCAAGTGGTGATTTTACAGTTGAGTTGTGGGTTTATTTTACAACAGTAACGGCAAGTAGAATCATTATTGATTATAGACCAGCAGGAAGTCAAGGAGTATATTTTACATTGTGGATAAATGCGTCAAGCCAATTTACTTATCATGTAAGTTCAACAAATCAAATTATTGGTACAGTTGCACAAGCAAGTACATGGTATCATATTGCAGTAGTGCGTTTAGGAACTAGCACCAAGATGTATGTAAATGGTACACAAGCGGGTTCAACATATACCGATAGCAATGTATATTTAAGTGCAGTTAACAGACCAATGATTGGTGCTGATGGATACACACCGGGATTGGGTATTACTGGTTATATTGATGATTTCAGAGTCAGCAATGTGGCTAGATATACTGCCAATTTTTATACAGGACCATATACGGCATCCACAGCACAGTCAATAGTTAGTGTTGCTGCAAACACCAATTTGGTATATTTAAAAGTTGGTAGTACAGTGACATTTACTATTACTGCAACAAATATGACAGATGGCACAATTTTAAATTGGACTAATACGGGCACTAGTTCCAGTAATTATTTTGCAGATGGCCTCAATACCAGTTCAGTAACAGTTGTTAACAATACAGCAACTGTTACCAGAACTGTATTAACTAGTGCTAGCGCCAGTGCATCGACGTTGATATTATCAATATCTAATTTATCAGGTACAATATTGGCTACATCAGAATCAGTTAGTTTGTCAAGTGATGTATTATCAACATCTTATACGGTACAATATTTAGTTGTTGCTGGTGGTGGTGCTGGTGGTGGACGACATGCTGGTGGTGGTGGCGGCGGCGGTTTGTTACAAGGAACAACTACTACTGGTGCTGTTGGAACTACTTTGACAGTGACAGTTGGTGCTGGCGCTCCCAGATCAACTGGCGGGGCACGTGGTGCTGTAGGAAGTAATTCAGTTCTTTCTGGTTCCACGCTATCAACACAAACTTCAATTGGCGGAGGAGGTGGTGGAGTTTATCCAGCAAGTACTGGGGTTGCCGGAACTAACGGCGGTTCTGGTGGTGGAGGTGGTTCAGATAGTGGAACATCTGCTGGTGGTTCTGGCACAACCGGTCAAGGTTATGCGGGAGGTACTGGTGTTGGCGGCCAACCAGGTGATGCTCGTATTTGCGGCGGCGGCGGCGGTGCAGGTGGCGCTGGTTCTAATGGTGTATACAGCCCTGCCTCATCAGGACATGGTGGAGTTGGTCTTCAATGGTTTGACGGCTTTTACTATTCTGGTGGCGGCGGTGGCGGCAATTGGTCCACATCCGTCAATGCTGGAAATGGCGGAATTGGTGGCGGCGGTGGCGGAGGCATGATGGTCGGATCCGGTCTCGCTGGTGTTGGTGGAAGTTCTGGTAGAAATCTGGGCGGCAATGGTGCAGGTCCTTCTCTATTAGATTCAACAGGCGGGGATGGTGGTGCAAACACCGGCGGCGGTGGTGGCGGTGTTGGCCAAAGTCAATATCAAAGCTATACTGGAAATGGTGGAGCTGGTGGTTCTGGAATTGTTGTAATTCGTTACGCTGGAGCACAAAGAACTACAGGCGGAACGGTGACAATGGATAAAGGATATACCTACCACGCATTTACAACTTCTGGTACATTTACTTACTAATTTCAAGGAGCAATCAATGAGTCATTTTGCAAAAGTAGAAAACGGCACGGTAACACAAGTTATCGTTGCCGAACAAGATGTTATCGATACAGGTATGTTTGGATCTGGTTGGATCCAAACATCCTATAACACCAGAGGTGGTGTACATCATAATCCTGAAACTAACGAGCCATCCGAAGATCAATCACGTGCATTACGTAAAAACTATGCAGGTGTTGGTTATACCTATGACAGTGAGCGTGATGCTTTTATCCCACCACAGCCATATGCCAGTTGGGTTTTAGATGATAGTTCATGTTTATGGGCCGCTCCAGTTGCAATGCCAAGTGATGACAAGCAATATATTTGGGATGAAGCAACTCAATCCTGGGTTGAATTTCAAAATACTGAACAAGCTTAATTGTTTTTAATTGAAAACACCACTGAGTGGTGTTTTCTTTATTGTGATTAATTTGATACAGTTCTGTGGCTAAATACTAGTATATTTCTAGTTACTACTTGTCAAAATGCTAATAGCCCAAACTCTTGCCACGTCTGTTGGAAGAAATCCACAGATTTCAACCACAATATCCTCTATTTTGGATATTTACAAATCTAATACAGCATTTGCATTGGACGGGCAAAGTATCGACGCCATTGATCTAATAACCAAAAACTCATTGGCTATAGTGGGCAATGCTGAAAATATGATCAGCACATTAAAATATAAGTATGATTCCAATAGTTTATATTTTGATGGTGATACTTATATAACAGTAACAAACAACACTGGCTTGGCTCTTGGTATAGATGATTTTACTGTTGAGTTATGGATTTATCCCACATCGTTTAAAAATAGTCAAGCTCTAATTGATTTTAGACCACCTAACATCAATGGAGCATATTTTACTTTGTGGGTAAATACTTCCGGACAACCATATTACTATGTAGCTTCAGCAACTCGTATCACTGGTTCAGCAATGGTGTTGAATACTTGGAATCATATCTCAATATGTCGTAGCAGAACCAATACCCGGATGTTTCTCAATGGCGAACAAACAGGATCAACTTTTGGTGATGGGACAACCTATCGCATATCAACCAATAGACCAATGATTGGTGCTGGGGGTTTTGAATCGGGGACTGCAGGAAAATTTACTGGCTATATAAATGAATTGCGTATAACCACTGGTGTAGCAAGATACACTAGTAGATTTATCCCAGCAAGTATAGTTGATGCAAGTGACCCATATTGGGACAGTACATATATAAATTTAAAGGGCGGCTCTAATATACCCAATTCAAATAGTGTTACGGACTCTAGTGCAAAAGCAACACAAATAACTTCTAATACCCCACAGGGCACATTTACACCGTTTTTAGGATCGGGTCATTATAGTGTTTATTTTGATGGATCAGGCGATTATTTAACATCAACGAATTCAATAGCTTTTGGTACTGGTGATTTTACGATTGAGTTTTGGGTATATCCAACGAGATCTCCAGACGCTGATTGGACTACATTAGTCAGTATTGGTAACAATGTTGGCGGACAGGAAATTAGAATTTCACAAAATATCAACGGCGGCGGTTTTGGAATATTGATACCAGGTAACTATCATAAAGGATATGGCACTCTTGAGTTAAATCGATGGCATCATATAGCCCTAATAAGAAATGGTGGCGTGGTTGTATTTTATCGAAACGGAATATTGGTTGATTCAACATTAAATGCAACATTTAATTTTAATCCCAGCATTAATTCTACTAGAATTGGTATGTCACCGTATGGTGCTCAAGATGGATATTTTAAGGGTTATATTTCAAATTTAAGAATAACTAAATCAGTTGTTTATGATACTAGAGAGATCATTAATTTCCCAGTTCCTACAGACCCACTATCAATAGTACCTAATACTCAACTATTAACCTGTTATGATAATAATTTTATAAACAGCGCATTGGATTATTTGGAAAATCTAAATATCAGCGGTAATGTTAAGATTTCAACATGGACACCGTTTTCGCACCCATATTCTGTATCTAAGATGGCGGGCAGTTATTATATAAATGGGTCGTCAATAGTTGCTACTCCACAAGCAGATTACCTAATAGGTCTACAGGATTTTACTTTTGAATGTTGGGTTTATCCTCTGGCAACTGGCACATTTAATTTAGTGGATAATAGACCGCTAAATACCAATGGTATTTATTTTGTTCTTACATATACAACTGGAACCAATATTTCTCTATATGTAGATTCTACAACTCAATTCAGTTCAGGGTCGGGACCAAAGTTAAACTCTTGGAATCATATTGCTTATGTTAAAAAATCTGGTCAGGCAACAATATTTTTAAACGGAAATGCAGTTGTGGTTGGCGAGGACAAATTCAATTACTTAGATTCTAATTGGTCCTTTGGATACGCAGCATTTAATTCTGACGCACTAAATGCTTATATAACAGGCATTCGTGTAGTAAATGATGCAATTTATCAATTTGGATTACCAATTGATACACAATCTGAGCCAACATTGACCAATGATCCCAAATCCAATAGTGTTGTTTTATTATTAAATGGGAATAGTAGTCAACTGACCAATTCCTTTGTTGATAGCAGCCCAAACAATTTTTCCATATCCGTTGTTGGTGATCCAGTCCCGTCACCAGGAACTTTTTCGCCATTTGTTAATAACATTGGATATTACAGCGTTTATTTTGATGGATCTGGGGATTACTTATTTGCATCCCCAGATCCTGTATTTTCATTTGAACTTGAGGATTTTACTGTTGAATGTTGGATTTATATACCACAAATACCAAACAATAATTACGGTAAAATGATTGTTGATGCTAGACCCTGGTCAACTAACGGTGCTTATTGGTTATTGGGCCTCACACCGTCTGGAATTGTAAGATTCAGTCAGGGATCGAACGCGGTAGGTTTAGATTCTTCATATGCTGTCCCAATAAGCCAATGGGTTCACATTGCTGTGACTAGATCAAGCACAAACATTTATATGTTTATAAATGGTGACGTTGTCAATTCGGCCACTGGTGCGGCTGCAAATATATTATCTAGTGGCCTACGTATTGGCGTTAATTCTTTCGTCGGTAATGCTCCAGATACGTATTTTAGTGGTTATATTTCTAACTTTAGAATTATTAAAGGCACTGCGATCTATGTTTCAAAATTCACCCCATCAACTACTCCACTGCTGGACGTTTCTGGTACTAGTATATTGGCTTGCCAAAGCAACAAGTTTAAGGATTCCAGCATTAATCAGTTCCTAATAGATGTTAATGGTAATCCAAAGATTCTTACATTTTTCCCATTTTTGATTACTGAGGAATTGTATTCAATATCTATTGTTGGGGGATCAACATATTTTACTAATAATAGTTATTTAACATTGTCGGCGAAAGATGCATTAAGTTTTGGTACTAGTGCGTTTACTATCGAATGTTGGGTATACCCAATTGCATTGACAACATATGGGGCTGTGATCGAGGCAAGGAGTGGCCCAGTCGGGCAAGATTGGGCGTGTGGTTTGCGTAATTCGGGAGGATTTAAAGCTGAGCTTTATCTTGGTAGTCCATATACTGCAAAAAATGTAATAGCATTAGGCGCTTGGACTCATGTTGCCTGGGTTAGAAATAGTGACGGCGTACTATCTATGTTTGTTGACGGGGTGTTGGATACTAGCTGGACTAGGATATCTCGAGCAATTAATGCCAATGGTTTAACGCAACGTATCGGTGCACTTACTGATGGCGGTGGATATTATACAAATGGATACATATCCAATCTTCGAGTAGTCAACGGTTCTGCAATATATACAGCAAATTTTATTCCTGAAACCACACCATTAGCAGCAATACCAAACACAAGTCTATTATTAAAAATGAATCCACAAAGTATTGTTGATAGCTCTTTGAAAAATAATATTGGTACAATTGGTAATGTTGTTTTATCAACTAGCAAAACTAAGTTTGGTAATGAATCAATGTATTTTGATGGGGCTGGCGATTATTTATTAATTGCTAATAGTCCATTGTTACAGTTTAATGGTGAAAACTATACTGTTGATTTTTGGGCATATCCAACAAATATATCTGTGATATCTGGAGTCATTGGTAAAGGAACAACCAGCACAGGTTGGGAAATATTTATCAATGCCTCGGGCTATTGGTCGATAGTTGACGGGTCTACATCTGTTACAGGAATAATCCCCGCCGTTCTGAACGAATGGCAGTATATTTCTTATGTTAGATCAAATTCTTTCTCTAGACTTTTTATTAATGGAATAGAGTCTTTGGGCAGAACCAACTCCAGCAACTACAGTCAAACTGATCAAATAGTGATTGGTGCTCGAAGGGATAAGACAAATTCATATTCTGGATATATCGATTCTTTACGTATTACTAAGGGAATGGCAAGATATACATATCAAGAAAAGTCAATAGCTTTAAACAATACGCCGCCAACAGTTTCTAGTCTAGGTGCCAAGTCCTCAACAACTAGTCTATTATTACTAGCATCAAATGCTACAGTGATTGATTCTACAAATAAAAACGCATTCACTGTTGTTGGTAATGTATCAATCAGTTCAGATACATATAAATTTCAAACCAATAGTTTGCGTTTTGAAGGTACTGGCTATATGTTCAATTCAAACTCAATAGATTTTTTAACTAATAATTTTACAGTTGAATTATGGATCAACGCTGACTCTTTTACTGCTAATCCAGTATTGGTTGATTACAGACCTACAAACACAAAAGGTGATTATTTTACGCTTTTTTTGAGCTCAACAGGCCAACCAATTTATTTTAAAAATAACACAAATAGAATAACTGGTCCTATCTTATTGATTAACACTTGGTATCATATTGCAATATGTCGCATAGATGGCATTATCAAAATGTTTGTTAATGGCACTCAAGTAACAGCAACATATAGTGACACAGATTCATATGGATCCAATTCGCTAGCCCCGATTATTGGTGGAAGTTCATACGCTCCTGGATCAAATTTATTTGTTGGATATATTGATGAGTTAAGGATCACAGGTGCTGCAAGATATCCAACTTCTTTTGATATTTCTCTCGTAGGTAAAGATAGTCCTGGCTGGAATGTTGATAGTCAATGTATTGTTGTGCCAAATAGTTTTTCTGTTTTAGAGGGAAATACTGTAACATTCACAATCAAAACATTTAATGTTTTAAATGGAACTGTGCTTTATTGGTCAAATTTGGGAACAACTACTGCTGATAGATTTACTGATTTTGAAAATTCTGGCACAGTGACAATCGTTGACAATATTGGTATCATATCTAGAACAATATATTGGAATAATGTTGTTGATGGGATAACCACCCTGGGAATAAAAGTATCTGATGGTCTTGGCACAGTATTTGGTCAATCTGCATTGATAGAAGTCTCAGATAATACAACTAGTTTAGTTAAATTAGACTATTTGATTGTGGCAGGCGGTGGTGGTGGTGGTGTGGGTGGTGGAGGTGGTGCTGGTGGCCTGTTATACAGATCATCAGCAATTTTTACTTCAGCCACAACTTATACGGTGACTATTGGGGCAGGCGGCATAGGCACATTATATAGTACCAACGGTAAAAACTCTAGTATCATTGGAGGGGATAAAGAATTGATTGCTGTTGGTGGTGGTGCAGGAGCAACGAGAGATTTTACTCAGCCAGGTGCTGGTGCTAGTGGTACTGGTTATCGAGGCGCTACAGGTGGAAGTGGCGGTGGCGGTGGTGGTAACTATGCATCAAATGATGGTGGAAATGCTGGTGGTAAAGGCATTGCGTTTCAAGGGGGTGACGGTGGAACAGCGCCCGGGGCTAGCGGTACTCCGAGTTGTGGGGGCGGCGGCGCAGGTGCATCAGCAGCTAGTGGCGGGGTCTCGCAAGGTGGCATTGGATTATCAGATAGTCAAGTTGGTGGAATATTGTCAGATGCCAACATAGGTGTGATTGTTTCTGGAATAAGGTATATTGCAGGCGGCGGCGGTGGTGGTTCATATAATGTAGGTTATGCTGCCGGTGGTTCTGGTGGTGGCGGAATAGGTGCAGCCGCTGGTGGAACACCGACAGCCGGTCTAGCTAACACTGGTGGTGGGGGTGGTGGCAAAAGTGCAGATAATGGGGGAGCAGCTGGCGGGTCAGGGATTGTAGTTATAAGATGTCCAATATCTACAATAATATCAGTAACTGGGGACCCACAAATAGTTAATGGTGATGGTTATAAGACATATACTTGGACAAGCTCTGGGTCATTCACTCTTTAAATACTCAATTTGGCAATTTATTTTGCGCCAAAATATCTGCTTAATTAAATAACTTTGATATTTGAAGTCAAATTAGTTGACAAAAATGCATCAAATTTGTTAATATTTGTGATATTCTAAATAAATTCAACATGTTCAATAATTCTCTCAACATAGCTATTATCGATATAATTGGTATTCCTTATGACGGCACTACCGTTTTTAATCAAGGGTTAGGTGGCAGTGAAAGTGCAGTCACTCTAATGAGTCGCGAATTGGTAGCTTTAGGCCATTCCGTAACAGTTTTTAACAATTGCAATACAGACCATGCCCGTCCAGGAACTTATGAAAATGTTGTTTATAGATCCTTGGCTGATCTAGCATTGCCCGAAATTGATGCACAATTTAATGTTGTTATAAGTTCCAGGACAGTTATCCCTTTTGTTCATCCCAATGACTATGCTAGATTGGGTGACAATAGAGCATGGGCTTATCAAGCAATGAATTTGTATGATAGAATCTTAGCTCCGGCAAGTTTAAGAATATTGTGGATGCATGATACATTTTGTCTGGGCGATTTGTTAATTGAGGAATTGGCAGTGTCTAATAGGATCACCGATATCTTCACATTAACTGATTGGCATACTACATATATTACGAATTGTGATCACGGCCGCCGAAGAAATTTTGAAGTTCTAAAACGCAAAATTTTTATAACAAGAAACGGTGCTAACAGCTATATCCCAGAAGTTGATATTGCTGCTAAAGATCCTAATCTTTATGTTTATAATGCTAGTGTGACTAAAGGGATGATACCTTTGGTAAAACATATTTGGCCAAGAGTAAAACAGCAAATACCACAAGCACAATTAAAAATCATTGGCGGCTATTATAGATTTAGTCAAAATGAGGAACCAGATCAACAGGAAAAAGATTGGCGAATTATGGCCAATGACCCTGTCAACGCTCGATTGGGTATTGAGTTTACTGGTGTGATCCCTCAAAAAGATATCGCTGGTATTTTGGCAAAATCCAGTTTTATGATTTACCCGTGTTCTTTTCCTGAAACATTTGGTATCAGTACATTAGAAAGTCTACTTTATAATACACCTAGTATTACTTGTAGATTTGGTGGATTGGAAGAAGTTGCTTTAGAGGGCGCTTGTTATTTGATAGATTACGCTGTTGAACCTAATAGCCTTTTTCCCAATATTGATACCCCAAGTCAAATTGACAGATTTGTTGATGTGGTAGTTGCTGCACATCATAATAGATATCTACACCAACAAAAACAATATTATTGTAACATTGTAAAACCATATGCTGGTTGGAATACTGTTGCATTGCAATGGCATCAACATTTATTACATAAAACTGAAAAATATTTGTCTGTGGATCAATATAGGCAAGTTGATAAAATCAACAAAGCCGTGCATAAAATTTGGAATAGAAGGACACATAACACTGTGGAATTAGTTAACTATAAATCAAACGTTGAACAAGAAATTGTAATTGTAAGTCCATTTTATAATTGCGCACAATATATTAGTCGTTGCATTGAATCAGTAGCTGCTCAAGATTATTTTAATTATCATCATATTTTAATTGATGATTGTTCAACTGACGAAACTTATGAAACTGCAAAAGCGACAATAAATGCTTTGCCACAAAATCTTATCAGTAAATTCACTCTTATTAAAAATGCAGAGAGAGTGGGTGCTGTGAAAAATCAAATCAGTACTATTAAAAAAATAATTAATCGAGACGCCATCATAATGTTATTAGATGGAGATGATTCGTTAGTAAATGACAATACCATTTTTAATTATTATAATAATGTTTATGATGGTACTACGGAATTTGCATATGGTAGCTGCTGGAGTATGGTAGACAACATACCATTAATAAGCCAACCTTATCCAGAATCGGTTAAGAAAAACAAGTCTTATAGACAGCATCATTTTAACTGGATTTTGCCATATACCCATTTAAGGACATTTAAACGATTTTTATTGAATTCTATCGATGAAAGTCAATTTAAAGATGCAAACGGCGAATGGTATCGTGCTGGTGGTGATGGGGCTGTTTTTTATGCCTTTCTTGAGGAAGCCGATCCCAACAAAGTTAAATGTCTGCAACAAATAGTCTACAATTATAATGATATAAACCCATTAAATGATTACAAAGTCAATGGTGAAGAACAGAATAGAACAGCAAGAGCCATCATAGGAAAAAACATGTCAAAAACATTAGAAAAATATTCAGTCATCATCCCCACAATGTGGAGAGCCAATGAAGTGTTAATACCGTTTTTGTATAAATTATGTGCATGTGAGTCTGTTGGTGAAATCATTATTGTCAATAATGATGTGAGTAAGACCCCAAATCTCGAATATAATTCAAAGTTAAAGTTATTTAATTTTGACACAAATATATATGTAAATCCTGCTTGGAATTTTGGGGTCACTATTAGTCAATTTGATAGATTGTGTATAGCCAATGACGACATATCGTTTGATACGCAAGTATTTGATATATTACAAGATCAGTTGTCCGAATCAAATGGCGTATTTGGTCTTTGTCCTGGTGACCCTATTTTTAACCAACCTCCGGTGACCACAAAAACTATTGACATAATTCCATGGACTGGGCAAAACACTCATGGGTTTGGGTGTTTGATGTTTGTGCATAAAAAAAGTTGGTATAAAATACCTGTTGGCTTAGACATATATTATGGAGACAATTACATTTTTGACAAACAGTTAGCAAGTGGTAAAACCAACTATCTTATCACAAATATGGATTTTTATACTCCTTTTGCTTCCACAACCAAAGACCCATCTATTACAAAAAGTTTTTTAGAAAAAGAATCTTTGCTTTATCAAGAAATTAGAAATAATATGGAAAAGTTAGTAACGGATAATCCTATTAATAATCAACAGTTGACCACCATAGCTAATTTAGTTGATGATAAAAAACATATTGATGTTTTAGAAACTACTAAAGATACTACTGTCAAAAAAAGAATTTTAATTGCAATACCTACGGCAAGAAATATTGAACCAGAAACATTTAAAAGTATATATGATTTAAAAATACCTGATGGATATGATGTTAATTTTCAATACTTTTTTGGTTACAATATTGATCAAATTAGAAATCTAATTGCTGACTGGGTGGTTAAGGGCTATGACTATTTGTTTAGTGTGGATAGTGATATTAGTTTTGACTCAGACACATTAGAAAAGTTATTAAACCATAACGTTGATGTGGTGTCTGGTCTATATATTCAAAGGAAGCCAGGGCAACATGTATTAGAAGTATATGAGCATAATGGATATGGTGGTGTGAGTAATATTCCCTATGGAAAAATTAAAGATCGAGGATTAGTGGAAATTGCCAGTTGTGGTTTTGGGTGTGTTTTAGTAAAAGCGCAAGTGGTAAAATCTATTGGATATCCGCAGTTTGAATATCATAGCGCAATCGATCATACAAATACAGTATCGGAGGATGTGGATTTTTGTAGGAAAGCTTTGGAAAAAGGTTTTAGGATTTGGGCAGACACCACCATACAATGTAGACATACTGGTAGTTTTACTTTTAATATTGATAATACCATTCCGGCACTGGATGATTCAAAAAAAAAGGATAATGACTTTAGTGACAGATTGAGAGAATTGGGAAATCAAAGATTGCTGCCAAAGGCAACAGTTGATTATTTGACTTTATTACGTGATAATAATGTGTCGCCAAAAGTAATTTATGATATTGGGGCATGTGTATTGCATTGGACTAACGAAGCGGAGAAGATTTGGCCAAACGCGGAATATGTTATGTTCGAAGCAATGAAAGAAACAGAATTTCTATACAAAGAACGTGGCTTTAAATATAATGTTGGTCCACTAAGTGATGTTTCTGGAAAACTTATTGATTTTTATCAAAACACATATCATCCAGGTGGGAACAGCTATTATATTGAAAATCCATTAGTCAATCCAGAAGCTCCGGAATATTTCAATGAAAGTCATAAAAGACAATTAGTAACTGTGGCATTAGATGATGTAGTAAAGGATCGTGGGTTTCCATTGCCAGATTTTATTAAAATGGATGTTCAGGGTGCAGAGTTAGATATCTTAAAAGGCGCCACTGAAACATTAAAATCTGTAACGCATGTGATCTTAGAATTACAATGTGTTGAATATAATACAGGCGCACCGCAACGTGATGAAGTTATTGCTTATATGAGTGATTTAGGGTTTGAACTCATATGTCAATTTACAAATGCAGGTCCTGACGGTGATTATCATTTCATGAGACGATTATGATCACAAATTCAATGATGAAACGGTGGTTTTGAGTTTTTGAGTTAGTTCGGAAAACTTAATAGTTCTCCAAACACCTGGATGTAATGGTTTGGGATAGTCTTCAATCGGAAGCCAAGCATATCCTCTATGCTCGTTGTTGAGTTCTGGCACAAATTCTTCTTCTACCACTATTAAGAATGTGTGATAGGTAAATTTTTTATTTGAACTCACAAATGTTTCTATGGGTATCAGTGTACAATTGTTAATAACACCGCCTAGTTCTTCCTGTATTTCTCTGTGTAGAGCAACATCGACAGATTCTGCTATCTCTACTTTGCCGCCAACTAATCCCCAAGTTCCAGAATATTTTTGTCCATTCCTTAAAAGAAATAAAAATCTATGAGTTTTGGAACAATAAATCAATGCACCTGTTCCTAAGGTCATAGTTTTAAACTCCATTCAGCAGCATCATATTTTCCTTCTACACTTTTGCTCCAAGAGCCATCTTTCCATTTGTATTGTAAGTTTGTTTTCAGATTAGACACATATTCCACCGAATTATGGTTGCTGCTATCAAAAGCCACTTTCCATAATTCGCCATCAAATTCGATTATATCATTGGCATGTGCAATTAGTTGTTGATGCCCCGGTCTATTCCATATTGCAGCCCCCTCAACATCACCATCACTACCTATATCATGTAGGATCAAAAATCTAGAGCCAATTGTTGGATTAAGTAATTCACTATCAACTGCAACGTTTTGTGGATTAATAATTGCTGTTATTGGTGATAGAGTATTGGCTGGTAGCGTGTCGGGGAATGGGCTATATATTAATAAAGTTTCATCAGTTGGATGATAAGCTACAGTGCCTATTATTTCACTTCCACTAGTTTGTAGTAGTCTAATTTGACTTATACCGTTCTCCAAATGCCCATATTGGTCAATCAACGCCAACCAAGGATGATGGGATTTTCCTTTATTGATGAATTCCAAATTGCCATCGACAACATCGCTTAATTTAATCAACCTTAAAAAGTTACTTTGATAAATTACCCCATAACTCATAAAAGTAAATATTTGTGCGCTTGTGGCTGGGTCTTTAACATTACCAAATAAATCATCTAATAGAGCACCTTCAGAATCAAATATTGATGCTGTGATTTTTTGTATAACTCCTAATTTTTTAACCTTAGCTGGGGGGCTTAGCCAAATTGGCAACTCAAAAGTCAAAGATGCAACATCTATATTTTCATCTGGCCCGGCAGGGACCGATCTGTTGGTCCACCCTATGTCAGTCAATCTAATGTAGCTCAAGCTAGTCCAATCGATATAATTATCTGTACTTTGTATTTCGAGGGCTGGACTAAAAATGGTCCCTAATTGTTCTATCAGCATAAGTTTCTGTTCAGTATTTCCAGTCCAAATATCCACTTTTAAAGTCAAAGTATATGGGACTGGCATCAATCTTTCTACGGTATAGGCATCGCCCTGTTGACTTGTGTATTCACCAGAATCTGGGTCTACGGCTCTAGTCCTAATATTCATTTTGCTAACAAAATTGGGTTCCTGTATTCTATTAACATCGTATCTCATTGCAGCAATATATACTGCCATAGAAGGCAAACTGTTCAGTGCATTTTCGGAATTGCCTCTTAGTATTTGGCTAGCTTGTCTGCTGGAATCACCATAAAAAACAGGTACACGTTGTAAGACTACGTTGCCGTCGTCATCATTGCCCATTTGAACCTGAAAATTGCTTAAAATCCGTATAAATTGTTGTAAAAATCGACGAATTTGGCCCGAATAGAAAAAGTTGGAATATGTTGGCGTGCTCATATATTAGTTGTCGGGTTTAAGTTTAAAAATCTCATTGAGATTCTGAAGTTCGGGTTTTGTCTTGCCTTTTGGATCTTTGATTGTTTTTGTACTATTTCTGAAACTATTTTTCAGTGTAGTATTATCACTTGCTCCTGGAGTTAAATTGGAGCGTAATGCATCTTCAACCTTAATCCAACGACGGCCATCATATCTAAATAGTCTGTTTGGGCTATAATCTACACGCAAACAATAATCTCCAGTTAATGCCTCAGTTGGAAAACTAATACCACTAGTGACTGGTAGTCCATTTGGGGTTTCTCCATCTTGTGTAAGATAACCTGTAACTTTTTTATCTGGAGTGACTATGGCTCTGTCAGATTTATTAATTATTGAACTAGCGTTTATGGCTCCCATATTACTGGCATCCAATCCTTTTGGATCACCAACCATGCCTAAATCGTCTAATGGTTTGGTGTATATAAAGGAAGTATCATATCCAGATTTCGGAACTTCTATTTCGGCTTGTGAAATGATGGCATCATTGATAGAATCGTATTTACTAAATGTGCTGACCAAATCGCCAAGTGAATACCCAGTATCGCCGTCAGTGTTTGTTTGGATTTTATTTATAATATCTTTATATTCTTGACTATCAACCAATGGGTTGATTTTGCAACGCCAAAGATGTGGCCACCAACTTGGACTAAACCCTTCACTTGCTCGGCTACAATCCCCAACAATAAAAAATCTTTTGAGTGCCACTGGAACATCAGTCAATGCTTCATAATCAGTCAAATGGGTAAGTTCGAGGACATCGCCCGCCATAATTCTTCGACCCAACATTGCAACCATGTCGTTAATATGAAAGGTCATAAATAGAGTTCCGGTCTGTAAAAACAGTCCAAATTGTTCTAGACTAAAATCGCTGTCAGTAACTTGATAAATTCCTCTGAGGGAATATACACTGCTGTCGTATTTTCTATCTCTGTTTTCCAAAAACAACAGATCTTGAATATTCTTTTCACTTTGATTGAGGTATTTTGGTTGTGTAGCATCGTCAACAGTTGAATTATCTTTTGGTCCTAGATATTTGTGTATCAAGATAGTAGTTCCGCCAACAGTGAATCTTTCTGACATGAGCCTGTCAAAAAGTTTATAATCGTTGCTATGTTTTCCTTCTTGCCACATTGAAAGACGAGGCATAATTCTGTTCCTTTAGTTTACTATTTAGCTAATTTGGCCCCACTTGACAAAATGGTTTGTTGGTAATATAATGTTAAATATTGTGTAAAACTTAGGAGTTGACGTATGGCTACAGTTGCTGGTGTAAAAATCGCAAATAAAGTTAAAAAAACTAGAAACCCATTATTTTTTGATGAAAAATATACTGGTGGTGAACCAATTTGGGATACAGAACGTGCGCTCAAAATGGACGATGCAGAGTTTGATCACCATCTTCGAAAAAGTTTTTACTATTATAACTATTATTACACTCAAAAAGAAACCAAAAAATATATCGTAGAGTGGGCAAAAACTACCAACAAATACAGTCATGAGCAGATCCGTGCTTATGAACGAAGTGGTGATAAATCTATACCAATGACGGCATGTAGTTTGATACATGCCAATCGAGCTGGCATGCCGTTTAAACAGAGACATCTTGAGTTTTTACACAAATGCCTCTTAGAAGCCATTGAAACTTCTGAGCCTGAAATTATTAATATAGTCTCTCCCGAAGTTGTGGCTTATCGTCCGACGATTCAAGACAGACTTAATGAAAAAACCAGTGAGCTGATTGGTACGATTGAGGGTCATTATGATGATGTTGTGAATAATGTCAAAGTCGATTTTAAACCATATGATTTTTTAGTAGCGAATACAGTACCTCAAGGGCAATTGTTTAAATATGAGAAAATTTATTCGCAGAGAAAAGATGAATTGGTAGCGGCACAAGACAAACAAGACGATTTGTTGGTTGAGGGCTATAAGCACTATAAAACTGCTGATTTTAAAAGAGTTATAGCATTCATCGATGAATTGATGTCGGCAATTGATCAATACCGCGGAGTTAAAAAGGCCACTAAAAAATTGCGAGTTAAGAAAGCGCCAAGTGCTGAAAAGTTGGTTGCTAGACTAAAATACACTAAAGAAGATAAAACACTCAAAGTAATAAGTATTAATCCTGCAGATATTATTGGTAGTCAAGAGCTTTGGTGTTTTGACACACGAACTCGTAAACTTTACAAATATGTTGCGGCATCTTATCAAACTTTAACAATTAAAGGCACTAGTATTGTTAATTTTGATGTAGATAAGAGTGTTGGAAAAACTGTTAGGAAGCCTGAAGAAACTTTAAAAGAGTTTTTCAAAGCCGGTAAAGTTCAATTGAGAAAGTTTCTAGACACCATTAAGGCAGTTGAAGTTAAAGCCAATGGTAGAATCAATGAAAATCAGTTATTATTAAAAGTACAATAACCAGTCACTATCTTCATCCTGTTTTTCGATAAATATTTAAACAGGATGAAGATATATGGCCACACTCAAACCCGGACTCACTAGTACTCAAAGCATGCAAACCGACCACTTAGGTGGTCCTGGACCAATTGCTTTTGATGAAAGCCAATTAGATTCTTTAAATGAAAAACGTAAAGAAATAATTGATTATATAAGATTAAGACTTGCTGACCAAATTGTCGATGTAGAGTTAGACAAAGAACATTATGATTTAGCCATTAAGCAGGCATTGATCAAATATCGTCAGCGTAGTAGCAATAGTCAGGAAGATAGTTATGCGTTTTTGGATCTCATGCCAGAAGTTCAGGAATATATTCTTCCAAAAGAAATCATGACGGTTAGATCTGTTTATAGACGTGGTATTGGTTCTGTAACAGGAACAACCGCCAGTCAATTTGAGCCATTTGCTAGCGGATATTTGAATACTTACATGCTAGTTGCTGGTCGTGTTGGTGGATTGGTTAACTATGAACTGTTTGTTGATTATCAGAAATTGTCAATGAAGATGTTTGGTGGTTTTATCGATTTTAATTGGAATTCTGTAACCAAAAAATTAACTTTGGTTAGAAAAATGCCATCATCTGGACATAATTATGTTAGAGTCGGGCAATTAACTGCTAATAGCACAGCTACTGGTAGTGATATTACTATCAAGACTGAAGATGTTTGGCACATTGCAGTTGGTGATTCTCTAACAATCGCTAATTGTAAAGTTGGTGGTTATAATAATAACTATCGTGTAGCAACAGTTGACGATGAAAAAAAGACATTTACGGTAATTGCTAAGTCAGAATTACAGTCTACACAAGTAGTCACTCAGGATCTAAGAAGTACACAAATCTGGAGTAATGTGACAGATGTCCCAGCAGAAACAGTATTGTTGAGACTCAACAACTACAAGCCAGATGTAATGCTACTCAATGACCATATGGTATTTCCTTGGTTGCAAGAGTATGCATATAGTTTTGCTAAACGTATCGTGGGCGAAGCTCGTAGTAAATATGGGAGTGTTCCTGGACCACAGGGATCTACAACTTTGAACGGAACTGCATTGTTGGCTGAAGCACAGGCAGAGATGGAAAAGTTGGAAGAAGAACTGAAAAATTTCATTGATGGTAGCGTTCCGATGTATTGGGTAATGGGTTGATATTTCTAGCATAATTGTCGATAGTTTAATATAATTGTTGCTAAGGAATAAAAATGTCAATAATTGCTATTTGTGGATTTATAGGTTCGGGTAAAAATACTGCTGCTGATTATTTGGTTAGTGATTGTAAATTTGTTAGAGCTAGTTTTGCATCATCTCTTAAAGATGCCGTATCTTCTGTTTTTGGGTGGGATAGAGAATTATTAGAAGGTATTACAGAAGAATCTAGACTTTGGCGAGAAACTGTGGACGTTTGGTGGAGCGACCGCCTAAACATACCCAACCTAACTCCACGATGGGTTTTGCAACATTGGGGGACTGATTTAATTCGTAATAATTTTCATCAAGACATCTGGATCGCCAGTTTGGAGTATAAATTATCTCAATTAGGTGATCGAGTAGTGATCAGTGATTGTAGATTTGTCAATGAAGTCACTACTATTAAAAAGTTGGGCGGCAAAGTTATTTGGGTTCGCAGAGGGTCATTGCCAAATTGGCATGATTGCGCAATCAAAACTCTATCGGCAGAAAGAGAACAATTACAACTACCAGAAAAAAGCATGTATAGCAAATACCCCAAGATTCATATTAGTGAATGGGCTTGGTTATCGACCGATTTTGATGCAGTGATCGATAATAATGCCACAATTTATGATTTATATCAACAGCTTGAAGATCTAATTTAAAAGTCAGGCACGATGTCCGCTGGGGCCCAAGATAGTTTGCCTTTAAAAACTTCTTGTTGACAGTTTAGGCAAATAGTTTTCAAGTTACTGGTGGAATTATTTTTTAGATTTCCGTCCAGATGAAAAACTCTTAATTGATCTTCCGGATATTTGGCTTTGAAGCCGCACTTTTCACAGCGTTCTTTTTTTCTATATCCATTCTTAAACCAAGACGGAGCTATTGGTTTAATTTTCTTTCCTTTTCTAATACATTGATCACATAGTTTTCTATAGTGAGTTTTGTTATTAGCATGATAGTTTATGGCGGCTGGATTGGTTGAGCATACTGCGCATAGTGGACGGTCCATATTAATATTTATCTAAACCTTTGAAAAGGGCATGTTTCAATACTAAAAATCAAATTAATTGCTAAATAACTACATAATTCTTATTAAAAGGAAATCAAATGGCAGCATTATTATCACCAGGTCTCAGTATTACAGTTACTGATGAAAGCGCATATCTACCAACAGCAGTTGGCACAATCCCATTTATTTTATTTGCTACTTCGGAAAATAAAATAATCAATAATTCACTAGCGTCAGGCACACGTAAAGTCAATGCTGGAAAAGTTTTTGGTGTAAGTAGCCAACGAGAGTTAGTCAATCTATTTGGCATGCCAACCTTTAGGCAAACGGCTGCCGGAACACCAATTCACGGAGACGAACTAAATGAATATGGATTGATGACAGCTTATAGCGCATTGGGCTTGGGAAACCGTGTTTGGGCAATGAGAGCAGATATCGACTTAGATCAATTAGTTGGCACCACTGTCCGACCAAAAGGCGAAGTTCCGGATGGTACAAATTGGTTTGATATAGATGATACTGACTGGGGAATTTATGAATATGACCAAATTTTAGATACCTTTGTAAATAAAAAACCAATATTGGTTACATCACAATCCGATATAACTTTACAAAGCAATGTTCCAGTGCCCAACAATAATATTGGTAATATTGGAAGTTATGCAGTAGTGGTATGGGATGCAAATAATCCAGTATTTTACAAAAATTTGAATAATATTTGGGTAGAAGTTGGATCCGCTGAATGGATGGTAAGCCACCCAACAGTTTTAGGTCAATCTGATTCTATCAGCACTACTATGGAAAGTAAATTTTCAATTAATGGTATTGAAATAGTAATACCTGACAATACAACTGATATTAAGGATATTGTTAATTTAATTAACGCAAAAAATATTAGAGGCGTGACAGCAAAATTATTAAATAATAGATTGGCATTATACGCTAATAAAACAAGTCAAAGCGTTACTTCGGGCGGTGCTGGGTTTGGTCCAGCCATTGACGACGGCGCCATTCAATTAATTGATTTGAATGAAAGCCCATTGGAAACAATTTTAGGAATTGATCCTGGAAAATATTATTCGCCAACTTTATATTTTGGTAGTTACGTGCAAGCTCCTGCATGGAATGCAGCAGACTCTATACCAAGACCAACTGGTAGTATTTGGTTAAAAACTAGTGCATCAGGACAAGGCGCAAATTTTGTAATTAAACAATATAGCACAACAACAAAGATTTGGAGATCATTGGCTACCCCAGTCTATGCTGACGGATATAAAGCACTATTAGGTTTAGATCCTAATGGTGGCGGATTTGGTATAGCTGCGGGCACAATGTTTGTAAAATATGACATAAACAATTCTGGGTTATTGAATTTTAGATTCTATCAGTTAAATTCGGCAGGTAAAACATTGGTTCTTGGAAGCAGCGTTCCTGGCACATTTATTACTGGAAGCAAATTTTCCATGTTGGTGTCTAAATTCGGAGTTGGTAGCCCAGAAATTTATGAAATCACTCTGAGTGGCACAACAGCAAAAGATTTTGTGTCATCTATTTTGGCTGCTAATATTGAAAACGTTGAAGCCAGAATAGAGTCTTCTGGGTTGATAGCTATTGGGCATAGATCAGGCGGGCTAATTACTTTGATCAACAAAACAGATGGAAGTAATCCAATAACTACCGCAGGATTTACTAATAGCACACCAGGAGTTGTGGCTAACATTGTTCCTGGATCTATTACATTAACTAATTGGACAACAGTTCGTTATACTTACAGTAGACAAGAGCCATATACGGCACCAGATGATGGAACTCTTTGGTATTACAGTGACCCAACTCAAGTTGATATTATGATTTGTGATACTACTGGTTGGAAGGGTTATAAAAACGTAAGTCGCGATCCTCGTGGTTATAATTTACAATTAACAGACCCTAAAGGTGTTATAGTTAGCGCAAGTGAACCAGTATCCCAAAGTGACTTAACAGAATTAGTTCCTGGTGATTTGTGGTTAGATACTGGTGATTTGGAAAATTATCCTAGAATATATCGTTATGAGTCTTCAAATAAATGGATGTTGATTAATAATACTGATAGAATAAGCCAAAATGGTATTGCATTTGCTGACGTGCGATGGGACGGGTCTGGCACAGCTAACCCTATCACCGGTCAGTATCCAAATATTGCGGCGTTACAGACTAGTAACTATGTAGATTTGGATGCACCTGACTATAGATTATATCCTCGTGGCACATTGCTGTTTAATTTACGTCGTGGTGGTTATAATATTAAAAAGTTTGTTAATAACCACTTTAACGCACAAGCATATCCAAATCAGACGTTGCCAGCAATAACCGATGCTTGGGTTACTGACAGTGGTTTGAAGGGCGACGGCACACCATATGTTGGTCATCATGCTCAAAGAGCTTTGATTGTCAAAGCATTGCAAGGAGCACTTGATGCCAGTAGCGATATAAGAGAGGAAACATATAATTTTAATTTATTGTTGGCTCCAGGATATCCTGAGTTAGTAGATAACTTGATTGGCTTAAATAATGATCGTAGTAATACCGGCTTTATCATTGGCGATACACCAATGACGTTGTCGGCGGATATAAATTCAATAACTGCGTATAATAAAAATGAAGCAATTAATCATGATCCTTATTTGGCATTATATTATCCGTCTGCATTGACTAATGATTTGTTGGGTAATGAGATTGCAGTCCCCCCAAGCCATGTTATGTTACGCACTTATATCAGGAGTGACAATGTTAGTTACCAATGGTTCGCTCCCGCCGGAACACGTCGTGGGTTAGTTGATAATGCTAATGGAATTGGATATGTTGATGCTAATACCGGATTATTTGTGAAATCGGGCATTAATCAACAAATGCGGGACGCAATGTATGAATTAAACATCAACCCAATCACATCGTTGAATGGTGTTGGATTGGTTGTTTACGGACAAAAAACTCGAAACCCTATTGCAAGTAGTATGGATCGTGTTAATGTTGCTAGGTTGGTAAACTATGTGCGTGTGGTTTTACAGGCACTAACAAATCAATTCTTGTTTGAACCTAATGACAAAACAACACGTGATCAAGTTAAACTGGTTGTTGAAAGCGCATTGAACGATTTGGTGGTTAAACGTGGCATATACGATTATCTAGTAGTATGTGACTCGAGTAATAATACTTCGGACCGCATTGCTAGAAGTGAACTATATGTAGATATAGCCATTGAGCCTATGCGTGATGTTGAGTATATCTATGTTCCAATTCGTTTGAAGAATCCAGGAACTATCAAAGGTGTAAAATAATTAGTTGAATCTGATTATTGTAAAATAGGAGCGCATTGCTCCTATTTTTATGACTGAGATATATTCAAAACCCACTTGCCACTACCGCAGTCCCAAATACGCCTGTACCCCTGACCGATTCTATTTTCGTACTCAGTTAATGATTGGTCATCTGAACTATTTTTTCTTAATTGATATCTATGAATTCTAATATCATCACCACTTTTAAAATACCAATAATTAACAGCAGTATTACCTTTAAACTCAAACCCTAAAGTTTTATATAAATTACCATCACTCCATCTACGATCACTAAATGACAATATTTCTACAGGATGATGATTTAAAATAAAATGTTTTAGTAATTTACCAGCAGCACCCACAATATGGGTGTTGAGCTTCCCACAAAATCTAGACAACTCCCAATGTTTTTCCTGTGATATATGGCCTTTGGCCTTTGTTAATTTAGAAAAAGTCATCAATGACAGCAATTCGTCCTCATAATATAATCCTAATTTAATAGAAGAGTTAGCGAATCCTTGTATATGATTTGCGTCTAAAAACTTTCTTGCATCGGATGAAGTTACTGATTTTACTTGACATTTTCTGGCATAATACGTTTTATTTGCGGCAACGTGCAGTATATGTCTTATACGGTCACAAACAATATCCTTTTTATATTGCCATTCGTCCTCAAAAATTTGAATAAGACGTATGTTTTTTTCTTCGGCCAATTTCAATTTTTTTAAATGAAATGTTTTTGATACACGTTGATCGTTGTGCCAAAATAATCCATGGAATTCAAATCCTACTTTCTGGACTGAGCAATATATGT